TGATCCTACCAAAACCTATATTGTGTATATAGAAGAAGGTTATAATAAAAATACTTATTGGCAATTAAATAATACATTTGAATCATTCATTGACCCACAAAAATGGACATTAATAGATGTATTAAATCTTGATGAACTTTCAGCAATACCTGTTCATACTACAAGATGGAAAGATTATCGTGGAGAAGATAGATTAATAAATCTTGAAGAAGATATTAATATTAATAACTATGATGTGGTTGTATTTATGAATTACCCTGAAACAAATGAGGAATTGTTCCAACATTTCCCAAATGATCCAGAAGCACTTGTAATAAAGCAATATAAGAATTTTGTACAATCCATTAAAAATGTTGCTGCAAGTGGGGCAAGTATTTATGTTTCAAGTCCAAGACTTGCCACTGATCTGGGCATTGTGAAGGGTTTTACAGAAGTGCCACAACTTTTGCAGACATCAGATGCTGCTGCTGCTTCTTTAAGTCCATTTGAACTTGGTGAGCCAGCAGAAAGATATTTTGATACGCATAGAAATAATAAATATAAGGTCGCAACCACACTTACTGGTTTAACAAATAAAGAAACATATTTATTGACAGACTTTATTAATTTTACACCAGAAAGTGAATATGATTTTGATCAGTATCATGCTAAATATTCATATCGTCAATTCGGTTTACAGGAAGGTAATGAGTTTATTATTCCAGGTACCGCCTTAAGAAAGGTAACCGAAAAGGATGATTTACCAGGATATAAACAAAATCAAATTGGAACAAAGCCATTAATGGCAGTAGAGCCACAGAATATTTTGGCGGGAACAGTAATTACACAACTTGCTAATACATATTATAACAATTCTACAGTTACCAATAACCCATATGATGATTATGCAACAACTATTGTTGTACATAATGGTCAGTTGCTTGGCGGTATACCAATAACTGGTAAGATATTCGTTAACTGTATAGAAGATGGCTACACATTTAGCCGTGAAGAATATAACAAGGCTGTAATTCAAACATTACCACAAACTGATGTTAATGAAACTGTTGCAACTCGTGCATGGCAATACTCAACTACCAGATTAGATAGAAAGCCACAGAGATTAAATGTTAGTGGTTTGTCATCATATGGACAAACAGTTCCAACAAATGGTGGTGGCGGTGCATTTATTCAAGCCCCGTCAAATTCATCGTACGGTGTAATTAGATATGAAAACGACAAAGATAACGTAGATTATCAGTCAGATATATATCCAACAACAGAAGAAGAGATTTATCCACTCCAGGAGATTCCAGTGCTATCCATGACTTATCTTGGTTTGCAATGGCTGGCGGGATAAGAAAGGAGAAATAAATGTTCGTTACAACAACACAAGTAAAAACAATAACTGGCAAAGTAGTAAATGCTGGTCTTGTAGAACGTGCACAATATGTCATTGAGGCATATGTAGGCAAACTTGAGGCTGATGTCACAGATACAAGAGATACAGAACTCTTGAAACGTGCTACAGCATATCAAGCAGCATATATGCTTAACAATGAAGATATTGTATTTGAACAAATGGCTGTTTCAACAACAATGCAGAACGATGCTTCTACAACATTCAAGGCTGGAGATACGGTTTCTCCATTCATAGCCCCAATGGCAGTCATGGTTTGTAATAAATTATCTTTCATGAAAGCACGATCTATTTATACTGGCAAATCATCACAAACTACTGGCAGTTCAGATTGGAGAACAATATAATGCAACCAACAGCATTTATTAGATATAAATACTCTGGAGATTTTTATAAATTTGTCAGGGAAGTTGTAGGAGATACCAGCACTGTAAAATATTATTATGTTGGTAATATTGCTTTATCTGCTGGTATAGATACCGCAGGCAGATTAAGTATTAGATCTGATCAACCATTGCCAATAGGATGTCTAATTGCTAACATAAAGGATGCTGATGGAAATCTTATATTGGATGATCAGGTTTGGCAAATAAGTAGTTTACAGCCAGTACTTAATTCATTTAATACCATTGAATCTTATCAGATGAAAACCGTTAAGTTTCAAGGTGTTATTTAATGGGATTATTTGATTTATTTTCTGCTGGTCTTGAGGCTGCTGCGGCAATTGAAGAAGCAAGAGAAGTAGTTAGAGAAGGTTTAAGTGATGCATTAAGTACTATGCAAGGCATGGTAGGAAATGAAGGACAAGAATCTGTTTATCAAAGTTATGTAGAGCCAGCATTTAGAGATGCCTTAGGTCCAATAAAAGGTGGATGGCCAGGAGTTGATATAGGCGAATATATGGACTTTATGGGTGAAATAGTAGAAGAAGGTAATATGATAATGGAAGAGGCATATGAAATGGCACAAGAAATATTATCTGAGGCTGAAGAAGCATTAGAAGAGGCAGAAGAAGAGGATTTTGAAGAGTAGTTTGACTTAGTTTATAGCCTATGCTATACTATATATAACATAGGAGACAGAATGAATATAAAGGTGATAGTCGCAATAAGAGATGACCGTACTCTACCTACAGGTTATCATAAATCAATTCTCTATGCCTTGGCAAGCAGGGGAGATAATGCATTTCCAAATCAATCCCAATTAATGAAAGATGCGGGAATTGGAAGCAAAAATACTCTTATTAAAATAGTAAAAGAATTACAAGCACTGGGTTGGCTTGTTGTAACCAAAGATAAATGGCAATCAAATCAATATAAAAATAATAGATATGAAGTCCAGGTACCAATAAAGGCAGAACCAAGTACCAATATTGATAGTAATCCAATTCCCAAAACTGATAATCTAAAGATAAACATAGATAAAGATAAACAAAAAGATAAACATTATAAAAATTCCAAAGGAAATATTACTTGGAAGGAAAGTAACCTATCTTCCTTGGATTGGTATCGCTCGCATAGCGAGCATATATAAGGAGAGAATATGACAGAACGAATAGCAATAACATACTGCAGACCATGTGAGATTATATATAATACAACACAGCCAATGCTTGTATGTGGGATTTGCCGAGGGCAGACAAAAAGAGTAGGCTGGATAGAACAAATAGGAGAAGACAATGGGTAAGGCTTCAGGTACATCATATAGAAGAGTATGTGCAAGTGGCAATTGTAACAAATTAACACGAAATATAGGACTCAATAGATATGGAGAAAAATCATATGGAGTCTTATGCCATAGTTGCCATAAGTATAGAATGAGGAATAAGAAGATGCAATGCGAATATCCTGGATGTGGTTTTGTAGCAATTCATTCAGTTCAAATACATATAGATCATAAGGATGGAAACAAAGGCAACAACTCTCCAGAAAACTTATGGTGCATTTGTGCTAATTGCCATGCCTTAAAAACACAGACCAATAATGAATGGATTAATAGATATGAATAAAACCTGTCCAAAATGCCGTCAGAATAAACCGTTAGATGAATATCATCATTCTAGTAGTGCATACAATAAAAGACAAACTTATTGTAAGGTTTGTACAAATATGATTGACAAAATAAAGCGGGATAAATATAAGTCAGAAGGACAAACAATCATAAGAACAGATAAGGCTTGTGTTTCCTGTAATGTTATTAAGCCAATAGCAGATTTCCCAGTTAGCAGACAAAAGCCAGATGGACATCTTGGTTATTGTAAGCCTTGTTGGGTAAAATATGTTAGATCAAGACAATTACTTGCAAAAGGTAAAGGAAAGTGATATAATGGTATTAACCTTAGTCTCTGCTAAGGGGTCTACCTATGTGTCATGCTAGGATTGAACTGGGAAGTTCTTTTAGTCACCTCTATCTCTTCCCAGTTCTTTCTTTATTCTGATATAATTACATTGTTGCAATAACTAGTAAAAATTTGACGGTATAGAGGAGAAACATTGCTATTATTCCCATATGCAAATGATGTAGAATATATAGACCAAACATTGTCATTCAATATACAGTTTGTAAGCGATAATAAAACAGTTGAGATAGCAATAAAGATGCAATTGGATGAAGATTTGTCAGAAAAGATAGAAGAACTATTGGAGATGGTTTGATATGAGGTTTTATGGTTTCAAACAGGGTAGATCCTACCAGATGTGCGCCGTAATGTCAAATATCCAAACCATTTAAGGAGCAATTTATGGGATATCAAACCTTTACAGAAGAACAAATTACAGAATTTATATCAAATGCTCAAGAAATGGGTATTGGCCCATCTATGAGATATCTTGGTTTTCCAAAGTCTTATCATACCGCCAAGAAATGGTTTGTAGATAGAGGTTTGGATTTACCTACTATTGATACCCTCGCAAAAATGGCGGGGGACTTAAGAGTATTCTATTCAGATAAAGAAAAACTTATAGCAGCACAAGCAGTATTGGATAGATGTGTAGAAGCCCTAATGCAAGATACATTGGATAGTGATGGTTTAAACAAATTAGCCAATGCTGTCCATAAGGCTATACAAACCATTAACCTTATAGAAGGTAAGTCTACTGTTATCAATGAACAAAGAAACAAAGATGGACAGGATTTGGCTATAATAGATTTATTGAATGAAGCAAAGGCTCGTAATGAGGCTATAAGAAACAAAGGTTTGATAAACAATGGCTAGAAGATATAATGGTTTGTCTATAGTGGGGGTACCCGCCTTGAAAACTTTTTTCTTTTTGATTTTTTCGCTGTCTGAAAAAAATATTCCCCATAAAATGAAATCTGGAGGGTATTTTTAATGACACCAGAACTAGTAGCAGCATTTGGAGGAGCATTGACAGCAATCCTTGGTTCTATATTTGCAATGATGAGATTTTTGATTAAAGAATTTAGACCAAATGGCGGTAGTAGCGTAAAAGATCAATTAAATAGATTAGAAAATAATATAACAGACATCAAAACCATGATTTCGGATGATAGGAGGAGGCTAGATGCCTTGGAAAATAGAAAAAGAAAACCCAAAGTGCAGTGAAGGGCAATGGGCAGTAGTAAAGGAGAACGGAGAAGTAGAAGGATGTCATGATTCTAGGGGTTCAGCCCTTAGACAACTTCGTGCATTATATGCTTCAGAAGAAAAATAATGAAGGCAACAGACATATTAGAAACCATTCCTTTGGAACTATTGTCATTTTCTGAAGGACGTAAAGAATTAACCAAGTATGACCCTATGCTTTTTGCATTGGTTTATTTGCCTCATCATCTTCAAAATGCTCAAGGTGAAATAACTTTATCTGAATTTCATGTGGATTTAGCAGAATATGGCAAATCATGGATCCATAAACCAGAAAGACCAAAGGAAAATAGAGATGCGTTTATTGCTCCACGTGAATGTGGTAAATCTACTTGGATCTTTTTGATTTTGCCTATGTGGGCAGCAGCACATGGTCATGTTAAATTTATTGCTGCGTTTTCGGATGCTGCATCTCAGGCCGAAACTCATTTAATGACATTTAAAAACGAATTGGAGGGAAATGAATATCTTCAAGAGGATTATCCAGAGTTATGCAAGCCTAAGATCGTGGCATCTTCAGGACGGGCGATGGCTTCCAACTCCTGGCGTATTATTCAGTCTAATGATTTTATATTTGACGCTAATGGTATTGACACTAATTCTTTAGGTAAAAAAGTATTTGGACAACGCCCAGACCTTATTATTTTAGACGATATTGAAAAAGGCGAAAAGAATTATTCTGAATATCAGGCTGGACAACAGAAAAACACAGTGTTTGATGATATTGCTCCTATGAATATCTATGCTCGTATGATATTTGTTGGTACAACTACTATGCCAAACTCTGTAATGGATCAATTCCGTAAATATGCAGAAGGTTATTCCGATCCTGAACTAGGTTGGATTACAGACCAGAATGTAAGTGTGCATTACTATCCAGCCATACTTAATAATGATGATGGCTCAGAACGCTCTGTATGGCCTGAGAAGTGGCCTTTAGACTGGTTGCAGAGTCAAAGACACCTAAGAGACTTTGCTAAAAATTATATGAATCGTCCAGTTAATACTGATGGAACATTTTGGGTTAATGAAGATGTTGAAATTGAAGAATTAAGCGATTATGGTAATACAATTATTAGTATTGACCCTGCTGTAACTAAAAATAAGATATCTGACTTTACAGGAATTGCTGTTTTGTCTAGAGGTATCAGTTCTGATGGTAAAAATAATGTTTATGTGCGCCATGCGGAACAAGTTAAGATGTCCCCGTCTGAAATTGCAGATAGGGTTGCCAGTTTAGTAGATATCTACGATGCTGGAGTGGTTTATGTTGAAGTAAACCAAGGGGGAGACTTGTGGAAAGATGTTTTCAAACATGTACCCGCTAAATATAGATCAAAAAATCAATCTTTATCCAAACAAATTCGTGCGGGTAAAGCATTGAACTTCTACCAACAAAAGAAAGTGAAACATACTTCACATTTCCCAGTATTGGAAGAACAAATGTGGGCTTTTCCTAAGATTAGCCACGAAGACGTACTAGATGCTGTCGTTTCTGGCATTTTGTACTTCTTGGATAATAAAGCAGTAAAACTAGAAACAAAACAAATAAATTATTTAAGGAGACAACATGTCTGATATTAAAAAGGCTATTGATACAATAGTAGATAGAAGAAATACCTATCTAACTGCAGAAGCGTATTATGAAGGAACTCAATCTGAGGTTTTTCCAAATAATCGCTGGTACAAGTTGCTTGGTAATGCTGGAAGCGACTTTAGATTTAATTTTGCAAGGACCGTAGTAGATTCTGTTCTAAACCGTCTTGAAATTGCAAATATTACAGCAAATACAGCAGAAGCAAATAAGAAAATCAACGATATTTGGCAAATGAATGATTTGCAAATTGACGCTGATGAAATTCATCGCCGAGCACTTGCTTATGGCGATTGCTATGCAATTGTTTGGACAGATATTAATGGAAATATTACTGTTGATTACAATTCACCATTAACAACAATCATGATTTATGATGATGAGAATCCTCGTGTAAAAAGATTTGCTGCAAAATTGTGGCAGTCCGAAGATCCAATGGATCATACAAAGAAAACATCACATTTAAATATGTACTATCCAGATCGTATTGAAAAATATACAATGCCTGGAGAAATATTAAATATTGTTTCACATTCTGGATTTGCATTAACTGAAATAGTAGAAAATCCATGGGGAGAAATTCCAGTATTTCATTTCCGTACAACCAAACAATATGGAAGACCAGAACATGTTGATGCATATGGTCCACAAGATGCTATTAATAAATTAATTGTTACACATATGACAACTGTTGATTATCAGGGTGCACCACAAAGATATGCATTATCTGGTAGTGGCAATTCTGCAGAATTTGAAGATTTTGAAGATGATGCAGCAGTTGAAGATAATATTGGTCGTTTGAAGAACGGTCCTGGAGAACTTTGGTATCTTCGTGGTGTTGATAAGGTTGGAGAATTTTCTCCTGCTGACCACAAAGTATTTACAGAGCCAGTAAAGGATTTCGTTCGTTCAATGGCATCAATAACATGCACACCGCTTCATTACTTTGAGAAAACTGGAAGCATTCCTTCTGGTGAATCACTCAGAACTGCTGAAGCACCGCTCATTGCCAAAGTAAAGGATCGTCAGATCACATTTGGTTCAACATGGGCAGATATGTTTAGATTTATCCTAAAAATTGACAATGAGACTGAGCCTAATGTTCAGGTTAAGTGGAAAGACATTGAATCTATGGATAGTCTTGATAATTGGGAAGTTGCAGTTAAAAAGAGAGTTGTCGGTGTCTCTCTTGAGCAAGTTCTTATTGAAATGGGTTATGATTTAGAAGTTGCTGCAGCTATAGCGGCTACAGAAGAGTCTTTAACCAATTTATCTCAAAATACAAACAC